CATTTGGAATGACGGTGACGCGGCCAACATGACCGTCACCGCTGACCGTGTGCGGGTCCTTCCCCGGTGGCGGCCGTCGCGGGGGACGCGGAGCCCCGGCTTTTCGATCTGTGAGGAAAAAAGAAAATGGACTCGACGAATTTAGCGGAGATCGACTCCGAAGCGGCGGCACTGGTAGGCACCCCCTCTGTCCGTAGGCAACCGACTGACACGCTGGTCACGGCCGAAGAGCTTGCCGAGTGGCTGGGCCTGTCGCGCCGCCGCATTGATGAATTGACCGTGGCGGGCGTGCTCACTCGTGCGGCCCGCGCACGTTATGCGCTCCGGGCGTCGATCCTCGCCTATTGCGCCGACCAGCGGTCAAAGACCTCCGGCCGTGGTCGGGCCGATCCCGCCTATACGGCCGCCAAGACCCGCGCGGCGGAAGCGACTGCCGAGAAGCTGGAAACCGCCAACGCGCTCGCCCGTCGTGAGCTTATCCCCGCCGTGGAAGTCGAGCGCGAATGGTCCGCCATCCTCCGGGACGTGCGCGCGGCCATGCTCGCCCTGCCGACGCGCGTTCAACAACGCCTTGGGCACCTGACCACGCACGACATCACGACCATTGACCGCGAAATCCGCGACACGCTGGAAGAGATCGCCAATGACCGTTCTTGAAACCCGTCGCCGCGCGCTCCGGGCGTTGATCCCCCCGCCGCGCCTTCGCCTGTCAGAATGGATCGAAACCCATATGCGTCTGCCGGAAGGCGTGTCGGCGTTGCCCGGCCGCGTGACCTTGTGGCCGTATCAGCGGGAAATCGCCGACGCCATTTCCGACCCGGAGCTTGAGCGCGTGACGCTGGTCAAACCCGTGCGCGTCGGCTTCACCACGCTGTTGACCGGGGCGCTGGCGTCCTATGTGGCGAATGAGCCGTCGCCGATCCTCGCCCTTCTGCCGACGGAAGCCGACTGCCGCGATTACGTCGTGTCCGATCTGGAACCGATCTTCGAGGCGACGCCCGCGCTCCGGGGCCTGCTATCGGCCGAAGCCGACGAAACCGGCCGCAACACGCTCCTGTCACGGCGCTTCGCTGGCGGGTCGCTGAAGATCGTCGCCGCGAAGTCGCCCCGCAACCTGCGCCGTCACAATGTCCGCGTGCTGTTGATCGACGAAGCCGACGCCATGGAGCCCGGCGTGGAAGGCTCGCCGATCACGCTGGCGGAACGGCGCACGCTGTCCTTCGCGAACCGCAAGATTATCGTCGGCAGCACGCCAACCATCGAAGAGACATCGAACGTGCTCCGGTCCTACGCCCGGTCCGACCGGCGCGTCTTCGAAGTCGCCTGCCCGGAGTGCGGCCATTGGCACGAAATCACCTGGGCGGACATCCAGTGGCCGGAAGGGGAGCCGGAGCGTGCGCACTACGTCTGCCCCGAATGCGGGTCCGTCGTGGAAGAGCGGCACAAGGCGGCCATGGTGGAAGGCGGCCGCTGGCGGGCGAATGCGCCCCATGTGCGCGGCCATGCCGGTTTCCGTCTCAACGCTCTTGTCTCGACGCTGGCGAATGCGTCGTGGGGCAAACTGGCGGCCGAGTTCGTCGAAGCCAAGCGCTCGCCCGACACGCTTCAGGTGTTCGTGAATACCATCCTAGCCCAAGGCTGGCGGGAAGCGGCTGAAGAGATCGACGAAGCCGCGCTTGCCGCCCGTGCCGAGCCGTTCGGGCTCGACGCCATTCCGCCCGACGTGCTGGTCATCACGGCAGGCGTGGACGTGCAGCGGGACCGGCTGGAAATCGTGTTCTTGGGCTGGTCGCGCGACGAAGTGTTCGTGCTGGGCCAAAGCGTCATCTATGGCGACCCGGCGGGCGATGACGTGTGGTCCGAACTCGACGACGCCTTGCGCACGGTATGGAAGCACCCGAAGGGCGGCATCTTGCGCGTGGACGCGGCCGGAGTGGACGCGGGCGACGGCGAGACCATGGACCGCGTGATCGGTTTCACACGGGCTCGCATGGCGAGGCGTATATACGCTTTGAAGGGGGCGACCGGGAACCGCCCTTCGATCAAGGCGAGCGACACCAAGGGCGCGAAGCTCTTCATCGTAGGCGTGGACGGTCTGAAGGGGCAGCTTGCCAGCCGGTTGACGCGCGGCCGCACAGTCCGCTTCAGCGACCGCTTGGAAGCCCGCTTTTATGAGGAACTGGCATCGGAACGGCTGATCATGCGCTATGTGCGCGGCGCGCCTGTCCGCTTATGGGAACGCATCCCCGGCCGTCGCGCCGAGTCGCTCGATTGCGTCGTCTACGGCATGGCCGTGCGCGGGCTGGTCACGGCGAACATGGATCGAAGGGAAGAGGAAGTCGCGAGTGCGACCATGCCCAAGAAAGCCCCGGTTGTGGTAAAGTCGGCGTGGCTGAATCGGTAGGGGGCGAAATGACACCGGAAGACGTGGAGGAAGTTCGGGAAAAATACTATCAGGCATTGAAACCACTCTTCTTTCCAGAGATTCCCACCAAACACGACATAATCAATTTCTTCGCGTCACTATTGCGTGTCGTCGGGATGGAAGATCGCGGCTGGGACCCGCTCTTAGAGTCGCGCGCGACTTTGGAAGACTTGAACTCTATCATGCAGATGGAGTTGCCCGCAGATGGTTTTCCAGCGGCCGAAATGACGAAGTGGCGCATGGGTCTCGTAATGTATAGCCACATGGTTGAGATGGATGCGCCCTACGAAGTGATCACAAATTTGCTTCGGTTTCACCTAGGGTACGGCTATAGCCCTAATCCATACTATCAGTTTTTGAACAAAGACAAGAAAAAGCAATTTGCTCGACGCGGAATATACCCCGTCGGGAAGATTAAGATCATAAAGCATCTATCGAAAGAACTTGGCGTCAACGTTGGCGATATTTTTGACGACTTCTATGACCCCAAGCTCCGAAATGCGATCAGCCATTCCGACTACATTTTCACCGATACCCATTTTCGTGTTCGAAACGGCACTGGTGCTTGGGGCGCATACGCGATTCCGCTCGAAAAGCTGGACGATACAGTTACCCGCTGCAAGGCGTTTTACTCGACATTCTTCGGGATCGAGCACGCGGCACGACATTGCTTCGGCGGCATCGCACAGAAAGCCTTGCCATACGATCCGCACTACAAGGGGCTTTTGGAGGTCCTTGCCGATAGGGACGGGATCATGTGCGGGTTCCGTGTACATTGGCCGAATGGAACCGATTCGACCTACCGTCGCACCGAGGACGGAATCGAAATGGTGAACTGCATGTTGGCGATGCAGCAAAACACCATTGAGTTCATGGTTGGGCTGTACGCACGGAAGCCGGGGAACTTCAGCCCGCTTGTCGAAGACGGGGCGCAACCCGTTTATACGAATCGAGAGGGCGAAGAGGCTCCGCTTATATGGCCGGGGGATGGTTCGGTCTAATTAGTCGATCCACGTCCGGCGAAGATCGTCGATTCTTTCGACCATGGCCGCGAAGGCCGGGTCGCGGTCGCACCATGCCCTGACCTGATTATCCGTCATGTGCCATGGCACGGCGACGCCGTGCTTGCGTTCGTAGGCTATGAACAGCTTGCGGACCTCACGCTCAAAACACCGACGCCGTGCCCGTGCTGACCGCGTGACTGCCGCCGCGCTCGCCTTACGGCCGCCCGCGCCGCCGACGCAAGCCGTCCCGGCCAATGCCAATCCTTGAAATACGTTCGCGTCCATTGCTGATCCTCTCATGAAAAAGGCCGGGGGCGGATGCGCCCCCGGCCAGCTTGGGAGCCCATCGGGAGGACAACCGAGGGCATGGCAATCGGTCAGACCCTCATCTGACCGACGCGGTTATCCCACAAAATGAGTTGCGATACAACTCGTTTTGTGGGAATGTGAGGAAACCTGATGGGAGCCTCGCCTATGTTCAAACTTCGCAACCTCGCCGACACGTTTTCCGATCTTGACGGAATTACCGCGTTCGAAAGCCGGGAAAATCGCTACAGCCGCCTGAGGCTTTTCTCACAACGCGGCGTCATCACACCCGATACAGCCGGGCGTGGGAAGGTTGCACACTACTCGCTGGAAGAGGCGGCAATCGCTCGCCTTAGCCTGTCGCTCTATGACGCTGGGCTCGATACCGAGACATTGCGCAACCTCGACATCGCGTTCCGTCCGCCTTTCGCTGGCGAAGAATGGCGGCACCTGTCGTCGGTTCTCAAGGGTATCCGCGACGGCGAATCGTGGGTCTTTGAGGTTGATCGTCATCGGGACAATCTCGGCAGTCTCGGCGCGTCGGGGCGCTTCCGTCGAGAGGACGAATCCACCTTATCCGACGAACAGAAGGCCGGTTTGGCGGAGTTCAATGCCGCGCAAGGTCGGAAGCGAGAATCGACCATCATTCTGTACGCAACAGACCTGTTGCGCCCGCTGCTCGACGCGGAGTGACGGAGATGGGCTTGCTCGACCGCATCTTCCGCCGCCCGCAACACGTCCGCCGCTTCGACGCGGCCGGTGGCGGCCGTCGCGGTTCGGGCTTCGGCATGTTCGGCCGGACGGCGACCGAAGTGTCCGGGGCGGCCGTGACGGTCCGCAGCCGTTCGCGGTCGCTTTATGCCAACGCGCCTTTCATCCGCAACGCCGTGGACAATTGGGTCGGGGCATTGGTCGGAACCGGCATTGTGCCGACCGGCGACGCCGCCGCTGTGTCCGCATTCAACACATGGGCCGACGACGCCGACGCGGACGGCCGCACGGACTTTTGGGGGATTCAGGCCGACATTGCCCGGTCCCTCGTGATCGACGGCGAAGCGTTCGTGCAGGTGCTCGCGACCGACGCGGGCGTCCGCCTCCGGCTGATCCCCGCCGAACTTGTGGACGAATCCCGCACGGCCGAACTTGCAGACGGCGGCTATATCGTCAACGGCGTGGAGTTCAACGCGGCGGGCGAGCGTGTCGCCTATTGGATCATGCCCGCGAAGCCGTCGGACGTGTTTGCCACCTACGCCGCCCCCGTGCGCGTC